CTGCATCTTGTTCCAGGCTGCCGGATTCACGCAGGTCGCTCATCATTGGCCGCTTGTTTGGACGCTGTTCAAGCGAGCGGTTTAGCTGTGAGAGCGCAACGACCGGACACCCTAGTTCTTTAGCCAAGGTCTTCATTGCGCGGCTCATTTCAGCGACTTCTTGTTCTCGGTTCCCGTGCTTACCATCTGCTTTCATCAGCTGGAGGTAGTCCACCATCACCACACCCAGTTGGCCGAAATGGTCACGCCACCGCTTTGCGGCACCACGCACCTGACTAGGCGTCATAGCTGCGCGGTCATCGACTATAAGTGGTGCATCTTTGAGGCCTTGGATAGCACTAGCCATGCGCGGCCAAAGCTCATCGGTCATGTGCCCTTTCGGGTCTCTGATAGCCTGTAGAGGAAGATTGCCAACCGCGGCGGCCATGCGATTACGCAAGGCTTGGCGATCCATTTCCATGCTGAAAATCAGCGCAGGCCGCTTATCGCGTACACAACAAGCGCGCATGATGTTCAGAGCGAAAGCTGTCTTTCCCATTGCAGGACGACCAGCCACTAGAATGAACTGCCCCGGGTGCATGCCCATCGTTCGGTGGTCTAAGTCATTCAAGCCGAAGCTCAGCCCCATCGCGCTTGTTTCGCCATTCCATTTGCGGTCTATCTCATCAAGCATGTCAGCAAGATCAGCTGACATTGGGCCAGCCTGATCAGCGTCGGCACGGATCAGGCGAGCCAAACGGCCTTGCGCATCATCCACAATGGTCATTAAGTCTCGGGCTTTATCACTGGCCATTGACTCAATATTGGAAAGCTCGCCTAGCAATTGCCGTCGGCTACTCAAGTCGGCAACGATGCCCGCATAGGTAAGAGCATTCGATGTGCTAGGTGTGTGTCGAGCAATTTCAGCTAAATAAGCAAGGCCACCTACTTCGTCATAAGTGTGGTCCGCTTCCAAACGTTCAGAGACGGTTACCACGTCACAGGCGTGGCCTGCATTACGAAGCCGTACGATGGCTGACCAAATGATTTGGTTTTCCAGTGCTGAAAAATCGCTGTGGCGGATAATGTCAGTGGCTTTGTCGATCAATCGATTATCAAGTAAGCAGGCACCAATGACGCTCTGCTCGGCCTCTAGGCTGCGCAGACTCATGCATCACCCCCGTGGTACTTCAGTTCAAGGATGGCGTCGAAGTGATTCCGCTCGACAACCCACTCCAGGGATAGCCATGTTGTGCCGTTCATCAGTAGCTCGGACTTGCGCAGAAAAGCGAAGAACCGTCCCCACCAAGCGACACCGTCTTCATACGTCGAGTAGAGCGGCTTACCAGTCTTGGCGTGTTTGATCACGAACCCAGCATTCCACCGGTTTTCCAGGTCAGCAGCTCGCTTGCTCCCAGGCCATAGCTCTTTGGCGTGCTGACGAAATTCCGGCATAACGTCTGCCCACAGGTCGATAATTTCCTCAAAGGGGCAGTTGCCAGACGCTGCACCAATTTCATCGAGCCAGCGCTGTTGGTTCAGGTAGGTGCTCGGGTGCATGGCATCGAAACCCAGCTCACCGGTACCAAGACGCCCCTTGATGTTCTCAGCTAACATTTTTCCAAAGGCGAGCGGGTCACCATGCTTCTTGGCTTGAGACCTGAATGCAGTCTCCGCCTTCTTTCGGTTTTTCTTCGGAAGACCTGCCGAGTAGAACGCTTCGAACCCCTCGTGCAACGCAGTTGCACATATAGGGTTCTTTGACAGGTTCAATGACTGGTTCTTAATGACAGGTTCTGGGTACAGCGGCTGTAGTACCCCTCCCTCAGCGGTTGTAGGGGGGTACCTCAACGGCTGTAGGGGGGTGGTACAGCCGTTGTAGTACTTCAACGGCTGTAGGGGGTCGATTTTCCATTTCTGTTTTCCAGGACGCGAAGGCTTGGCACGCTGCACTGGCTTACCCTTGCTGAGGGTAAGTTGATAGAGGTTACTTTGGTTTAACTCACCGCTACGGCGATGCTTGATAGTCAGAAATCCTGCGTCTGCCAATGCCTTGATGTGAGCTCTCACGGTGCTGACGCCTATCTCGCACTCTCTAGCGATGTAGCCAATGCTTGGCCAGCACTCGCCATCATCGTTGGCATTGTCAGCCAGCTTGATCAGAACGAGCTTACGCGCAGGGTTCCCGACTTTGACCTTAAAGGCTTGGTCCATCATCATCAGGCTCATTAGAAAGGCACCTCCATACAAGCAGAGTCGCGCTTATTGCGAGCCACTAACGCACCATTAACGCGCTCTTTGCTCTCTGCCTGACGTCGGCGGATGGTATACAGGTCTACCATTGAGTCGGGAATATTTTCTCCGATGGCTGAGTAGCTCATGAATGCATGCCGAATGGCGTTTAGCTCCGCTCCAAAGAACTCTCGGTTAAATCCAATACGCCACTCTTCCAAGTGACGATGGATAAAGCTTTCGGCGGTATGACAGTCGGCAAACCACTCAGCAAACATGCAGTCGAAAGGCATCGGCACGCCTGTAGCGAAGAGCTGGTTCATACGAACCCCTACGCTCCCAGTAGTCCTGCCGATTTTGTAAATATCGGGCATACACCCATTTTCCAGCACATAAACCCAGCCTGCCTTAGCGAAAAAGCGCTTTGGATCAATTTGGTTGGGAAACTTGTAGATGTTTGACTTCTGCATTAATCTTTACCTTACGTTAAGTACTTCAAAGCCCAGCACGCTCCCCAGCGTTTATTGCTGGGCTTTGTCGTTTATGGCTTATCTCAAGACGACCTGACAGGGCCTCATATCGCCCCTAAAAAGCGGGCGTTAGCCCGCTGGCACTAAACCGCTCGCAACGTTTTTTTACGCCGTAAGCTGTAAAGCTGATCCTTCAGCGGCCCCGCGATAGCAATCGCGTGATCGAGCATCACGTCTTCTACTGCCACCCCGCGCCGCGATGCTTCCTGTGCAACCACCTCTTGGTGCTGTGGCGTCATGCGCCGATAAGTGCGCGTTAATGCTGCACGGTTCACAGTCACTCCTCGGACCTAATCCGGCCCTTCTGCTAGGCGCGTAAGCGCTGCATCATCTGCTCAGTGATGCGGTTTTCGATGAGGTGCGCCATGAGGGCTTCCACCATGTCGTCTTGTGCGGCTTGCATGCTCTGGCCTTCGGCCAATCGCTTTAGCAGCACGTCTTGCCGGAGGTTAATCACCTCCATGCCCACTAAGGCGCACTCCCGTATTGCATGGGAGATAACGCCCCCGTGGCGCATTTCGGCCACCTGTTCCAGCGCGAGGTATTCCGAATCCTTAAAGCGCACGCGAGCAGGGTTATCCAGGTGCTCGCCTTCCGCCTTGCGGGTAGTGGGAATACGAGGTTCACGGTTCAGCATTGAGGCTTCCTTCTTCGTTTTTGCTGAGATCGCGGCCTTCACAGGCAGGCGGTTGGGGTTAGGCGACCTGTGTTGCTGGATCGCCAAAAATATCGGGGCGCAAGCCTTCAATAGTCAGCTCACCATCTGTGGCGTCTTGAAGTCGCTTGGCCATTTCAAGTGATGCTTTCCGGTGTCCACCCGAGAGCTGCCAGAGGTAAGCCACTGACGTTTCAGCGCTCTCTGCTACCAGCTGTCGTTGATCGGATGATGTTTTGCTAAGCCAAGTTCGTAATTGATGAGACATATGGCATCTCCTGTTTAATGCTAAACAATTTAGCTTTGCGCTAATTTAAAATCAAGCAAGGATTAGCATTTTGCATATTTATCATTCTGCTAAATACTGCGAATATCCAGGCATGGACGCTTACCAAATTCGCAAAGAAAACTTGCTGAAACTCATGCAGACACGCACAAAAGCGGCGTGTGCTGACAAATGGGATACATCAGCCTCTACGCTCAGCCAGATAACCTCGAAAAAGTCAGTGAGGAATTTGGGGGATACGCTCGCGCGCAAAATAGAACGCGCGGAAGGTTTGCCTGTTGGCTGGTTGGATAGGACGCACGCTGATTCCGATATCGATAGCCACAACGCAGGTGCGAGCTTTATCCATAAGCCTCGGGGGCCTAATGAACTAGAGCTTCACGACACGGAAATACTGGATGAGGACACTCCGCTTAGAGATGACGAGGTTGAACTTCCTTGCTTCCGAGAAGTGGAGTTTGCAGCTGGTGATGGCAGCACTCAGGTAATCGAGAACCATGGGCATACGATGCGCTTCCCGCTGTCAAAGCTTGCCAAGCGCGGTGTATCTCCAGAAAACGCGGCATGTGCCACCGCTACCGGCACCTCAATGGAACCAACGATTGCCGATGGCTCCCCTATCGCTATCGATAAAGGCACTCGCTATATCATCGATGGCAAAATTTATGCCCTTGATCACGGTGGCATGCTGCGTATCAAGCGTCTTTACAAAATGCCTTTAGGTCGCGTGCGTCTTGTTAGCGACAACTCAGATGAGTACCCGGAAGAAATGCACAGTCTTATGGGTCCCGATGCTCCGAAGATCATCGGACGAGTGTTCTGGTGGGAAGTATTTGACTAGCATTAATATATTAAAACTAAGAACATGCATTATTTAAGGGAATAAAATCATGATCACCAAAGAAAGAAAAGCTTCTTTTTTTAGCCTTTCTTATCAATTAGTTCACACTTACAAACTAAAAAGCAAAGAAACTTACCCTAAGCCATCATCGGCCATTATAAGCCGAGCTTCTGATCTTTTAATAAAAGGAATCAGCAAAGGAGAATTTTATGAAACTAAAAATGAAAAATTTGTGATACTAGACTATGACATCCAAAAAAAATACATTTTGATATTATTTAATTTCACTACAGACCGCTACTCAGACCCTACTTATTATAATGACAAAGCAGGAACTCGTAACAAAATTTCTAAAAAACAAGATGAAAAGATGGAGTTTTCATGCCATGTATTAATCAAAAGAGACGTAGTTAACGGCGACAGCGAGATGATCGTCGAAAAAGTAGCTGGATTTAGTAAGCTACGCCTGACAAACTTAATTAACAAGGCATTTAGAAGTGCCAAAGTAAAAAACCCTTTAGATTTTGAGTACAATCATCCTGATGGCTCAAAAGATAGCACTGGAAAACCAAGAAAATGTAAATTTAAATTTATCGTACATGTAGATGGTGTTCCATCGCATCAAATGAAAAACGATATAGAAAATGGCAAAATATCTGGCTTAGAATTAATTTCACGTCAAAAATTCAAAAACTGGGATCAAGCTGGATATTTCACTGAAAAGACCACTCATGTTAAAATGGAGTTTAATGCTCCTCAAGGCTCTAGAATGGGCAGCCTGAAGACTTTTCTTAAGTCATTAAAATCGACCCATCCCGATTTAGATCGGGCGAAATTGCGGTTCAAACCCCCAGGTCAAACTAAAGGCACTGAGTCAGCGGACTTTGACCTATCAGAGCAAGACCCTACCAACTGCGAATATTACAACAAAACAGCCTCTCTAAACTATAATGCTGACAATACTTCATATAGCCAGATTGTCCCCACAATTGTTAATAGTATGAAGTATCATTTGAGGATACGCTGATGCTATCACAAACTGTTCTGAGACCATTTGCTTACTTACGTATTGAGCATCATTCTAAATGGCTGGTTGATTGGGCACTACCTTTTTCTTTAGCTACAATCGTTACTTTAATTAGTGGCCTTGGAGATCATTATACAGGAGATCTGCTGTCTTGGGGTTTTTTAAAGAACGATATATCAAATTTAGTTAGCATTTTACCTGGTTTTTATATCGCAGCTCTTTCCGCTATTGTTGTATTTAATAGAAATGACATAGACAAGCATATGCCGGACCCTACTCCGGTTATGAAAGACCCATTAGGTGGCATCATATCCCTCACAAGGAGAAGGTTTTTAGCATTAACGTTTTCATTTTTAACTGCAGAGTCTATTTTGCTTCTTGTATTAATAGGCCTTGGCCCATCATTAAATGCCATTTCTTTTAACCTATTGAGTGAAGACCTATATTTTTTATCGAAGTACACATTCATCTATATTTTATTTTTAATTTTTTCCCAACTGGTAACAGTAACTTTCCTCTGTCTTTATTATTTAGGTGAGCGGCTACATCAACCTGATCCATAAATGCTAGACCTTACCTCTAATATCTGATGCTAAATATTACATTAGCTTTTGATTCGATCACTCGAAATATTGGCTTTTTACTCTTCCTTAAACCGCTCTGATGTGGCTAACCTTAAATATCATAAATACTTTGAGGGAATACCGATGGCTAAATTTCTAGCTATTATCATTATGGCATTGTTCATAGCTTTGCCAGCTTCTGCAACAAAGCCTACCGCCGCCACGCCCCATCCCGAGCAGCATATACAAGCACTGCCCGATACCCCACAGTTTGACGATGCAGCATGCGAACAGTCTCTTGGGAAATTTCCTGAAGAGCTAAATATTGCACAGGGAGGATGCTGCCGCGTATGCCGCAAAGGAAAAGCCTGCGGTAATTCCTGCATTAGCCGAAGCTACAACTGCACAAGGCCACGCGGTTGCGCATGTGACGGCTAATAAGCAAAAAATTGAATATGAATAACCGCCCATCGAGGCGGTTTTTTTATGCGCTAAATAAAAAAATTAGCATTTTGCTATTGACGAATATTTAGCATCAAGCTAATTTTATTAGCACGAACACAGCGCAACATGTTCAGGCCCTCACAGGCCACGCTCTTTAACAACATGATGAGCCTAGCCAGCCGTAGCGGGTAACGCCGCGAGAGTTCGCTAGGAGTACGCCGCCCAGGGCTGTCGAAAATCTGGGACGAAATGGCCCATTCAAAGAGTGGGCATTCGGAAGCACGCTGAAGCTGTGTGAGCAGAAAAGAATATATCGGTGAAAGCCGAGAATCCGTGCGGATCGGACTCAGCGTGTTTCACGAATTACAAAGGAGATCGTTTATGAGCAAAGAACTGAAAGAACTCTACCTCGCAGCCCAACAAAACCAAGAGGCTATACAGCAAAAAGAGATTGAGATTACCAAGCTTAGAAAACAACAGCGAGACCTTGAGCAGGCGCTAATGAATAAGGTGGCCGCCACCGCAGGCGATGACAGCCAACCTTTTACGAATGCCGCATTATTCGTATTCAGTGGGGTATTTGCCGTCTCGAATAGCAAGTTGTTCTAACACTTGCATACGAGCGCTGAGGTTTGAGAGAAGGTTTGTTAGTGCCGAGCTGGCTCTTGTCACATCACTCATTCCTTCTGGACCAGCCTTGAAAGCCAAATCAGTCAAACAATTCATTAATTCTTCGTGCTGTTCAGCAAAGTCTACATCTGTCAGAGCCGCAATCCTCGGCTGTTTTGGTGGTTGTTCCATTTTTTAGCTCCTGGTGTGTGGAAACTTCAGGATAACTAAGACGCGGGAGCTGCGATAGTGCCACTGAATGCCTGCCGCCTGGGATGAGAATACAGGCGGCATCGGTATGCTGCTTGCCCTGTATCTGCCATGGGCTATGGGGAAGCGCCAGGCAGCATATCGATGCACCCGCATCAACTCCCTGCTTGCCCGCTCCCAGCGGGCTTTTTTAATGGCATGGCAGCGCATCGTTGCCATGCCCGCGCTGCTTCCCTACACCGACTCACTGCACTGGCACTGCGAGAGACTCGAGGCAGCGCGCACTACACAGGAGGCTTTATGGCAAATCTACCCACTAAGGCAATCAGTAAAGAAAAGCTACGGCGCCAAGCGGATGATGACGCCGCCATCCGCTACCGACGGCGCTTGGAGTTAGATCAGCGCTTAGCTGATATGCGGCTTGAGAAATCGTTACGTGAGGTTTGGCGGTGAGAGCCGCGTCCACCCTTCGCTAGAAGCCGTAACGCAACACCATCCTTATTTCACTCATCTTCAAGGTGAAACGACATGAACGCCGCCCAGATTGAGCAACGCGCCCAGCGACGCGCCAAAGGCTATGCGGTTGGCCAACGGCCAAAGCTGGCCAGTCGCCCTTTCCAACCAGATTTGAGCAATCCCGCCGACCGCGCCAATGCGGCCCGCATGGAAGCGTATGCCAGTCGGCGTGCTGGTGCAGCCGCCCCACTCCTTCAGCTTTGGAGCGCCTAATGAGACGTGAAACGAAAATTCAGCTTCGCGCTGAAACCATCTCTGAGTCTATACACGACGGCGATCCCGAAGGCGTAGCTAAGTTTGCCGCTTACCTTGACGAAGTTGGTGATCTGACCAGCGCGATGGATGAGCTCACGCCCACTACCACCGTTGCAGAAATGGTCAATGCCTATATCCAGCCGGTCTCTGGACAAAGCGTGCTGTACTCATGGGCAAAAGATGTAGCCGAGGACGAGCTGTTAGGCGAGGAAGAAGACCGCGCCGAAATGGAAGCAAGCTGGAGGGCCGCATGAGCAAGTGGCGAATTACCGGCGCTGGCTTTTATAACCTTCACGGCGAAGCGGTATACACCGTCACGAATGGCTGTAAGCGCCTAGACCACCGCGACCATGACGAGTTAGGGAAGTTGCTCAACGATGCCGAGGCTATACGTGAATCCCTGCGCAATTTAGTAGGGCTTGCCAAGATGGGAGCTGCCCCCTTAGCCACGTACAAAGCCGCTATCGAGCAAGCAAACCAACTGCTGAACAAATAAAAGCCCCTTTCGTGCGCGAACACGTTAGGGGCCATTGATCAATGTCGAGATAGATCACTGGGGAGTATAAACCATGAACCCAACCAACGAGAAGCCGCGTTTACGCGTGCCTTCCGGACGCTATCGCGTTGTCGATAGCGCCGACCACTTAGAGCTATGGCGCGATGTAAATACGACGCCGACAACGGCTATCAAGAACAAAGATGTTAAAGGGCAAAAATTAACCGCTCTTGAACCTATGCATGTCATCGAACAGGCCACGAGAAAGTTTGGCCCGATAGGCATCGGTTGGGGCTATCGAATTGAAGTAGATCGCTTTGATCAAGGCGCGCCCGTTTACGACA